CTTTCATTTCCTCAAATTGTTGAGGGGTTAAGATCCTTTTAGAACCATCTAAAAGAATAAAGATAAAATAAGAATAGACCTTATTATTTTTTATAAGATCTATTCTTCTACTAGATTTAAAAGTAATCATATATTTACCCATTGAACAGTTAAGAAAATAAATACATTAACAATTAATATTGTAATAAATAATTCTGTACTCATAATTTTACACTCCATAATTTAAATAATGTAATATACAGGTAATGCGGTAAAGTCAATATAAAAAAGACTTGTAATTAAAATTTATTTGTCTATAAGCAGGATATGGCTAAACCAAAAACTTATGAACATTCAATACAAATAAAATTAGATGATGAAACATTTAATTTTGTAGAGGAATTTAGAAGAAAACAAGTAAATATTCCTAATAGATCGCAAGCTATAAGAGATTTAATAGAATTGGCTATGAACACAGCTAAAAGAAAAAAGCCCTCTAAATAAAGAGGGCTAATGATACTATAATTTATTAAGCCATTGTGAAATATGGCAACCTTGTTTTAATTCCCATTTTTCAACATTGTCATCATGGTTTTTTATAACTTGATCGTATTCTAAATTTGAATATGTTTGTTGCAATAATTCTTGTTGCGTGCTGTCTAAGTCTTCATAATAAGTTATATCTAAGTCTTTAGTATTACACCATCTAATTTCATAGTTACCATTCATTAACATTACTTTAACAGGGACAATGCCTTTATTAACTAATTTTTCTAATTCATTAATATTGTCATTTTCTATTAAATTATTAACAGTTTCATTAATATCATTCATAGGTTTTACACTCCTTTAATTGTTAATAAATCATTACAACATTATTATAAATAAGTAAAGTAATATATTGACATTATTTTAATATATTGTATTAATTAGATATTAACAAAAAAATGGGGTGTAAAATGAATTTAGATCAAGATACTTTAGATAGTAGAGATTTAGAAGAAAGAATTATAGAGCTTGAAAAAGATAATAATTTAACTGATGAAGAAAAAGAAGAATATAACCAACTAATTGCTATAAAAAATGATTGTGAAGATTATGGTTGGGAACATGGTATTTATTTTATATCAGAATATTATTGGGTAACTTATTGTGAAGATTTTGCTTATGATTGCGGTTATATGGAAACCTTTAAAAGCAATAATGGTTACAATCCATTATCTTACTGTGTTGATTGGGAAAAATGGGCTGATCAAGTGAAAATGGATTATTCATCTATTACTTTTAATAATAGAGATTATTATTGGAGAGAAGCTTAAACTATTATTACAAAGGGCTATGTTAATTCATAGCCTTTTTTTTATTCTTATCTATTGACAATAAAACATTACTTGTTTATAACTTTATTTATAATAATAAATGGAGTGTAAACCAATGACTAGAAAAGATTATATTAAATTAGCTGAATTAATAAAAAAAAATGGTACAGCCGCAAATTTAAGACGGGGTTTTACTTGGGTTATTACTACAGGTACTTTCATGAATGATCTATGCGATTATTTAAAAGAAGATAATCCTAAATTTAATGAAGTTATGTTTAGAGAGGCTACAGGCTCAATATTAAACAAAGAAGAATAACATATAAAACTATACACAAAGCCCTATGATCAAATATAGGGCTTTTTTAATGTCAAATAGTAGTGAATTATATTCAATTATAGATCAATAGGTATTAGTTATATAAGTTTGGTAAGTGGGTATTTGGCTTGATGTAAAGGGTAAATACAAATTATTATAACATTGAGATCATTTTCTTACAGAAAAGGTCTAAACAAGCCCTAATACAGACAAAAAGAGACATAAATAGACGTAAAACTGTACAATGACTGTACAAAATAACAAATAATGACAGAAAATAAGGCTTAAACACTGCCTATATTGTGCAAATACAGGCAAAAACACAAGCAGGCCACCCCCATGTACTGTTGTACATAAACATGGGAACTAATTTTAACTCAAAACAAACTTCCTAAAGGCTTTAAAAACGTCTATAGAAGAACAAACAAGCAACAGTTAACACATTATACTAGATAAGGACTAAAAACGTTTCTACGGGCTAAATATGAGCAAAAAAAAACCTAAAAAACAAAAAAAAGACCCATTTAAAGAACTTGTGGACATGATGCAGAAGAAAACAAGATACCCAGAAAGTATGGGTAAGGGTCAAGTTAAGGGTAATGATGTGGCTAGGATTAGAGACATCTTGAATAATGAAGATAACAATTCCGTATAAGCCTAGACAACACCAAATAGAAGTACACAATAAATTACAACGATTTAACGTACTAGTATGTCATAGACGATTTGGTAAAACTGTTCTTTGTATTAATGAGATACTAAAGAAGTGTTTAGAGAACAGATTATCTAGACCAAGATATTATTATATTGCCCCTACATACCAAATGGCAAAACGTACTGCATGGGATTACCTTAAAGAATATACAGGTGTGTTACCAGATGTGCAGTATCACGAAACAGAATTAAGGGCTGATCTACCTAATGGTGGAAGAATACAGTTACTTGGTTGCGAGAGACCAGATAGTCTTAGAGGATTGTACATGGACGGAGTAATCTTAGACGAGGTTGCTCAGATGCCGACAAGACTTTGGACAGAGATTATTAGACCTGCTCTATCTGATAGAGAGGGTTTTATGATAGCAATAGGGACTCCCGCAGGACATAATGCTTTTTGGACTTTGTACGATCATGCAAATCATCAAGAAGATTGGTATGCAGAAACATTTAAAGCTAGTGATACAGGAATTATATCAGAACTAGAATTAAATGAAGCCAAGGCTTTAATGCCACCAGAAATATACGAGGCAGAATTTGAATGTAGTTTTGACTCCTCTGCAATAGGATCAATATATGCAAGAGGTCTAAACAAGGCTGATGATGATGGTAGGGTAACAAAAGTACCTTATGATGAAAGTATAAAAGTAAATACCTTTTGGGATTTAGGTATGGCAGATAAAACTGCTATATGGTTTGTCCAACAAAAAGGTAGTGCCTTTCACATCATAGACTATCTTGAAGATAGCGGTGAAAGTTTAGAATACTATGCTTCCGCACTCCAAGACAAAGGATATATTTACGATACACATTACCTACCTCACGATGCAAATGTGAGAGAAATAGGAACAGGTGTATCAAGACTAGAAACAGCACAAAGTTTAGGACTTAGAACGTCTATAGTTCCTAAATTGAGTATTGAAGATGGTATCAACGCAGTTAGAATGATTCTAAGTAGGTGTTGGTTTGACCATGAAAAGTGCAAAGATGGACTAGATGCACTTCGTCAATACAGATGGGCTACAACAGAAAAAGGTGAAGCAAAAAACAGACCCGTCCACGATTGGACATCGCATAGTGCCGATAGTTTTAGGTACTTTGCAGTAGGAAAAAATCAATCAAGTGAATGGAGTACAGAAATTGAGTACCCGCAACTAGGAATTATTTAATGGCAAAATTATCAAAGACAAAATTATTATCTTTAATATCACAGGAAGTACAAAACTCTTTAGGGTTTTATTCTAGTGAACTAGCAACACAAAGAAAAGAAGCAATAAAATATTATTTAGGCGAGCCTTTTGGTAATGAAACAGAGGGTAGGTCTAGTGTAGTAAGTCAAGATTTGCTTGAAGTAGTTGAGGCAATCCTCCCGAGCCTCATGCGTATGTTTACGCAACAAGACAAAATAGTTAATTTTGATCCAACACAACCGCAAGACGTTCCTTACGCAGATCAAATATCTGATTATTGCAATCACATTTTTACAAAAGATAATAATGGATTTAGCATACTGCACAGCATGTTCAAAACAGCACTGCTACAAAAAAATGGTTTTTGTAAAGTGTATTGGAAAACATCTAAAGAGCAGAAAAAAGAATCATATAAAAATTTAACAGAAGCAGAATACCAAGCATTGCTTATAGATAGCGAAGTAGAAATTATTGGTGTTGATAGCAGAGAAGAGGACATGATGGGTATGCCTCAAACTGTATATGATGTAGAAGTTAAAAGAGTAGAAGATTATTCTAGAGTACAAATAGACCCTGTACCACCAGAAGAAGTATTAGTAAGCAAAAGAGCAACATCATTACAAGATTGTGATTTCATTGCACAGCGAGTAATGAAAACTGTATCTGAACTTATAGATATGGGCTACGATAGAAAACAGGTTGAGAGTCTTCCTGCAAGTGAAGAGCAAATATTTAATACCGAAGCTGTTGTAAGAAGAAGTTACGATGATGAAACTACTGATCTAGATGCAAGCATGATTGACCCTGCACTAAGGGTTGTTCAGATCACTGAATGTTACATGAAAGTGGACATGGACGGAGACGGAATTGCAGAGTTAAGAAAAATTACAGTAGGTGGTAGTGGTTATAACAATTATGTAATCTTAGAAAACGAAGAAATACCCCTTATACCTTTTGCAATGGTATGTGCAATACCAATGCCATTTCGTTTTTTTGGATTATCATTTTATGATCTTCTTGCAGACTTACAATTAGTTAAAACAACTATTCTTAGAAATACACTAGACAATATGTATTTCCAAAATAATGCTAGAACGATTGTTGTTGACGGACAAGCAAACCTAGATGATCTACTGACAAGCAGAGCAGGTGGTATAGTTAGAGTAAAAAATCCTAACGCAGTAACACCACTACAAACTCCTAACTTCTTAAATGATGGTTTAGCTATGTTAGGTAAAATAGAAGAATTAAAAGAACAACGATCTGGTGTACCAAAACAAAACTTAGGACTTAATCCTGACACAATTAATAAATCACATACGACAGCAACATCTGTAAATCAAATGATGCAAGCCTCAACTCAAAGAGTAGAGTTAATAGCAAGAAACTTTGCAGAAGGTGTAAAAGATATATTTAAAAATATACTAGCGATTGTTTGTGAGTACCAAGACCAAGAAAGAATTATACGTCTTCGTGGACAGTTTGTACCTATGAATCCTAGAGAGTGGTCAACTAAATACGAAGCTACTGTACAAGTAGGACTTGGAACAGGAAACCAAGACCAACGATTACAAGTTTTACAACAAGTATTAAACGTACAAGAAAAGTTAATACAAGCAGGTGGTATGGGAACATTAGTTACCCCGCAAAATGTTTACAACACACTACAAAAATATTTAGAAAACGCAGGTTACAAAGATGCAAGTCAATTTTTTGTTAACCCTGCAACTGTGCCACCGCAACCACAACAACCTAAACAGCCTGACCCTGCAATTAAATTAGCAGGAGATCAAATAGAACTGCAAAGACAAAAAGCAATGGCGGACATGGATATTAAAAACAGAAAACTTGAACTTGACGAGCAAAGACTTGCCGCACAAATAATTAAAGATCAAAACGTAGAAAGTTTAGAAAAAGAAAAACTAGCAAGTAAGATTATAGAGCAAGGAATTAATTAATGAGTATATTTACACCATTTAGAGATACGAAAACTGCACAAAATATAATTGATGATTATATTAGTGGTAACAACGCACCAACACCAAATGTAAATAGTGCAGGAGTATTTCGTAATCCTTTTTTTGACTTACGAACTGAACAAGAAAATGCAGGCACACTAGACCCATCAGCATTATACCCTAATCCACAATTAGATTTTACAGCAACACAACCACCAAACGATCCTTGCCCAGAGGGTTTCATGTTAGTTGACGGAGTATGTCAACCAATAGAACAATTTGGTCAATCTGTGTATGATGAAAATAGTGGTGGTGACGACAATGTAGAAGAAAGACCTTACATGTCTATAGATCAAATGCGTAATGCAAGTGATGAAGATTTGTTAGATTATCTTACAAATGGTTTTTTAAAAAATAGTCTTCTTGGATATTTACCAAGCAAAGGAACAGAAGTTACAATGAAAGGCGGAATGATGCCTTTATATTTCCAATTACCTTTTGGTAAACAAAATGAAATGAGACAAAACTTTATTATGACAGAGTTAATGAAGAGAGGATATTTTACAGGCAACTTTGATAAAAACCAAAATCCAATATTTGATATTGGTAATAAAAACATGAATACAAATACAGGTGGTATAGAAAGTGCATTACCACAAAATACACTAGGTCAACCTGTTACTGATGTATTTGGAGACACATATCAACAAGTTTTAAATGATGGAAGTGGCAACACAGGATATACATTTACTTCTGGCACACCATTACCTGCTGTTTCACAACAAACACAAGGCGGTGTAAATTACGGAACAGGTAGAGGTGGTACATCTGATAATCAAATGCAAAGAGGAAACGTAGTTGTAAACAATCAAACAATACAACAAGCAACAGATAATATTAATCAAGCATTGGCAGATAGAGACAGAGGAATACAAAGAGGATTTTAGTGGATTTAGAAAAAGAAAAACAACGAGGAATTAAAGCTAAACAAATATTAGAAGATGAAATGTTTGTTGAAGCAGTACAAAAAGTTTCAAGTGAATTAGACAACGAATGGGTTAATTCACCTGTAAGAGACACAGAGGGACGAGAAAAAATTTACATGATGAAAAAAATGTTAAATGTCCTTTTGGTGCAACTAAAATCTGTAATGGAAACAGGAACACTTGCTTCCAAGCAGATTGATAAATAATCTAAACTAAGGAGTTACAATGGCAGACACACCTGCACAGGAATCTGCTGTTTCAAAACCAACCTATAAAACAGATGAAACAGCAAAGGCTTTCGCCACCCTTTTAAATAACGAGACTGCAAGGAGCGAAGAGCCAACAACAGAAGTATCAGAAAGTAAAGAAAGTGATCTTGTAGAAGACAACACGGAACTTACAGCAGACGATATAGATGTTAACGACATAGTAGATAACGAAGAAGCTACTTCTACTAGTGAAGAGACACTTTACGAAGTTACTGTCAATGGACAGAAACAACAAGTTACCCTCGATGAACTAATGAAAGGCTACTCTAGGGAATCAGACTATACTAAAAAAACGATGGAGCTAAGTGATAAGCGAAAAGAAATTGATGGCTTACAATCAAACTTAGCAAAAGAGTTAGAAGCGGTCAAAAACTCTCGTTCTTATTATGCAGAGCAATTAGATGAATTTTCTAAACAGTTAGGCAGTAAACAAGAGGATATAAATTGGGATCAACTTTATCAAGAAGACCCTGCTGAGTATGTACGCAAAAAAGCAGAGTCAGACAGAAATAAAGAGTTGTTGCAAAAAGCACAAGCTGAACAACAACGTCTTCAAGAAGAACAACGACTAGAGCAACAAAAAGTCTATGACGAATATATTGCAAAAGAACGTCAGTTACTTGAAGAAAAATTACCAATCTATAAAAACAAAGAGAAGAGGGATCAGTTTGTTAATAATTTAAAAGTTTACGCAAAAGAAAATGGTTACTCAGATCAAGAACTTGCAATGATGGTAGATCATCGTGCAGTATTGATGTTAGCTGATGCTTATAAATACGATCAGTTAAAGAAAACCAAACTCTCTGGTAAAAAAGTTAACAACCCTCCTAAAATTGTTCGTCCTAATGCTTCCAATGTCAATGAAAGTTCTGAAAAAGAAGTAAAACATAATAACAGAATGAAGAGATTGAAAAAAACAGGATCAATTCGTGACGCACAATCGGTGCTGAAAGAATTGGTATTCAACAAATAAGGAGTAATCTATGGCTGTACCTAATAATACAGTAGAGACCTTTGATCGTGTTGGTATAAGAGAAGATTTAGCTGATGTTATCTATAACATAGCACCAACTGAAACACCTTTTATGTCAAATGCGGCAAGCGGTACTGCGGCTCAAACTTTACATGAGTGGCAAACAGACGGACTAGCGGCAGTTGGAACAAATGCTCAAAAAGAGGGCGATGATTATGCACTCGGAAGTAGAGCGGCAACTGTAAGACTAAATAACAACACACAAATCTCAGCTAAAACAGTAGGTGTGTCTGGCTCAGACCAAGCGGTAACAAACGCAGGTAGAGGAGACGAACTAGCTTACCAATTAGCAAAAATGGGTAAAGAACTCAAAAGAGATATTGAACATGCTAACATTGGTATTGAAAATGCAAAAGCATCTGGTTCATCTGGCACTGCTAGAGAATCAGCATCAGTAGGAACTTGGTACGGAGGTAACGAGGCAGGAACATCAAGCTCTGCAGGTAATTTCTCTGTAGGTGGTTCACCATCTGCTTCACCAGCAGGTACAGGTGCAACTGCTATTGCAGGTGGTACTAACAGAACTTTTACAGAAGCATTGTTAAAAGCAGGACTTAAAAAATGTTACGAACTAGGTGGAAACCCAGACGTAGTATTAATGTCTGCTTCACACAAACAATTAGCATCTGCTTTTTCTGGTGTAGCAACTCTATACAAAAATGCTGATGACAGAACTGTTATCGGTGCTGTTGATGTTTATGTATCTGATTTTGGCGAAGTAAGTTTCGTTCCAGACAGACATCAAAACGCAAACAGAGTTGATATTTTGGAAATGGACAAATGGGAAATTTCTTACCTAAGACCATTCCAAACAAAAGAATTAGCATCATCTGGTGACAACGAGAAAAGACTACTCTTAGCTGAGTGGACTTTAACTGCAAGATCACCAAATGCTAACTTTGGTATTTTTAACTTAACTGCATAATTTTTGTAGAAAAGGATTAGGAGGGGAATAGCCCCTCCTATTTAACACATAAACACATAGGATAAATCATGCGTGGAATGAAAAAAAGAGTAAACAAAAAAAAGTCTCCTATTTTTGCTAGTAGCAAAAAGAAGAAAAAAGGTATGAAAAAGAGAGCAAAGAAAAAAAAATAAATGAGTAAAAAACTTTGGATTGATAACAAAAATAGCGACTCGGTTATCAAAACAAAAATGCACATTGACGAGTCAGAAAACAAATATCATTTTGAAGATGTGCAAGATATTAAACCAATATTAGAACGTAATCAATTAGAGTCAAAAAACGATCTATATAAAGTTCGTGGTATGCAAGATGCCAAAATGTATAAAGTAGCATCAATACCTCTAATTGTTGTTCAACAACTTGCACAGCAAGGAATTATGTCAAATGCAGGTCGCATTATTGACAAAGACAGATTTAAAAAGTGGTTAAACAACCCAGATAATAAACACTTTAGGATTTATAAAGGAAATGTATAATGGCAATAGATACTTACGCAAATTTAAAATCTACAATAGCAACATATCTCAATCGTGATGATCTTACTGCTAACATACCAGATTTTATTGCCTTAACAGAAAAGAGATTAAATAGAGAACTTCGTGTTAGAGAAATGATTAACTCTGATACATCTATTACAACTGTATCTGGCACACAAAGTTATTCACTACCCACAGGTTTTATAGAAGCAATTACTGTAATATTTCAAAGTGATCCTTTTGTTACACTACCATTTACAAGCAACCATGATTTTTATAAAAAATATAATAGTAGTGTTGCATCTGGCTCTCCATCATTTTTTACAATAGTTGGAGATAAAATTAAATTAGGTGTAGCACCAGATCAAGCAGTTACACTGCAAATTGATTTTTACAAAGAAATTACAACACTATCTGATAGTGTTACAACAAACGATATACTTACAACATTCCCAGAATTATATTTGTATGGTTCACTAGCAGAATCTTCACCTTTCTTAATGCAAGACGAAAGATTAAATGTATGGGCTTCATTATACAAAGAAGCTGTAAACAAAGCTAATGAGTCTGCAATGAAAGGCTCATCATCTACACCTTTAATGATGTCTGCAAGAATGGTGGTCTAAATGATTAAGTTTGGCGATTTACAAGCTGATCTACCAACGTATCAAAACACAGGTGCATTAAAAGTAGATAATGTTATTCCATTAAGAGATGGCTACAAAAGTTTATCTGGTTTCCAAGCATTAAGTGGTACAGGTTTATCTAATCCTGCTGTTGGATTATTTACATCATTTTCAAGTGGTGGTTCTACAAACTACGCAGGTGATAGAAGTAAACTTTATCAAATGGATAGTTCACTTGTATTCCAAGATAAATCTAAATCAGGTGGGTATAATAACTCTACTACAGAAAACGCAAGAGACTTTTGGGCTTTTACACAATTTGGATCAAACATTATAGCAACTAATGGTGCAGATAATATACAAAAATTTGAAGAGGGTGTTGATAGTGCTTTTAGTGATCTTGTTTCTTTAAAAGCAAAATTTATAGCAGTAATAAGAGATTTTGTTGTAGCAGGATTTACTACTGAATCTAGTGTCGTGTACAATCAAAGAGTTAAGTGGTCTGGTATTAATGACAGTTCAACATGGACACCTAGTCAATCAACACAATCTGGCTTTCAAGATATTGTTGGTACACATGGTAATTTACAAGCAATAGTTGGTGGTGAGAGTTTTGGTATAGTTTTTTTTGAAAAAGCTATTTACAGAATGGATTATGTAGGTACTCCATTAGTATTTACGTTTTCTAAAATTTCAGACAACGTAGGAGCATTTGCTCCTAAGAGTGTTGCATCATTTGGTAATATGATATTCTTTTTATCACAAGATGGATATTATAAATTAACAGGTGGACAACAACTAACACCAATAGGCAATGGTCGTATAGATAATTTTTTCTTTGACGATCTATCTTCAAATCTTGATGGTATTACATCAGCAGTTGACCCTAACAATAGTATAATAGTTTGGTCATATAGAGGGTCGGGTGCAACAGGTACATCAGATATAAATAATAAATTATTAATTTATAATTATGCTGTAGATAAATGGAGTACAGGATCGGGTGTATCTTTACAGTTTATTTCTACTGCATCGCAGGAAGCATTTACAACATTAGAAAGTTTAGATGTATTAGGGGATTTAGACAACTTACCTAAATCGTTAGACTCATACTTTTATAAAGAGGGTATTGTCGGTCTTGCAGGTTTTGATTCTAATAAAAAGTTTGGTAAATTTCTTGCAACATCATTAAATGCAACAGTAGATACAACAGAATTTGAGGGTGCAGAGGGTAGAAGATCAACCCTTATAAATTGCAGACCTATTGTTGATGGATCAACAAATACAAGTGTTACAGTAACACCTATATCAAGACCATCACAATTAGATACTATAAGCACAGGCAGTGCAGTATCAACAAGAGACAGTGGAGATTGTCCGTTAAGGTCAACTTCAAGGTATCATCGTCTTAGGGTTTCCGTCAGTGGTAACTTTAATACAATGAGTGGTGTTGACATTGAATCAAGACCAGAGGGTAAAAGATAATGGCTGAAAACCAATTTCCCGTAGTGCCTTTATCAATGCCCGATAATAGTGTTCATTTACGATTAGTTTCTTCTAGTCTTAATAACACTATTGATGGAAAACTTAATAGTACAGGAACAGTTACACTTTCTGCATCAGCTACAACAACAACTTTAACTGATGCAAGAATAGGTGGTAACTCTGTAATATTATTTAGCCCAACTACAGCTAATGGTAAAACTGCTTTTGCAAATTTATTTGTATCAGCAAAGGTAAGCGGGTCAGCTACACTAACACATGCAAGTTCATCTAATGCAGACCAGAATTTTGATTATGTTGTTATTGGCTAATGATTACCCAAGTACCTAAAGAAGATTTATACCATATATGGCAAGATGTAGAACCATTACTAAAAAAATCTTTAGATGATAATTATAGAACTAGAGATATTTTAGATGGATTAATACAAAACAGATTTCAACTTTTTATAAGTTGGGAAGATGGTGTTGAGTGTGCAGTTGTTACAGAAGTAGCAGTGTACCCTCAAAAAAGAATATTACGATATGTCCTCGCAGGAGGTAGTAATATGGATAATTGGTTAGAACCAATCCAAAAAAAAATAGAAGATTTTGCAACTAATAATTATTGCCAAGCTATTGAAGTAGCAGGCAGAAAAGGTTGGTTGCGTAAACTTAAAGGATTTAAACAAAAAATATACATAATGAGTAAAGAACTATGAGTAAAGGCAGTAACCCAAGTAATGTAACGACAACAACTAGTGCAGAGCCTAGTGAATTTGTAAGACCATATTTAACAGAGGCTTTTGACCAAGCACAAAACTTGTTTCAATCATCTACACCTAATTATTTTCCAAACCAAACTTACGCAGATTTTTCACCAGAAACAGAAACAGCATTACAACTTGCAACTGCTAGAGCAACAGGCGGTAATCCATTATTAGGATCAGCACAATCAGAAATAAATAATATTTTACAAGGAAATTATTTATCTCCAACATCTAACCCGTTCTTACAAGGTTTGTACAATCAAATGGCAGGCGATGTAACAGCAGGAGTACAATCACAATTTAGTAAAGCAGGAAGACTTGGCAGTGCGGCAAACCAAAGAGTATTAGCAGAAGAGTTAGGAGACTTAGCAACAAGAGTGTATGCACCTAACTTCCAAGCCGAAAGACAAAACATGATGGCGGCAACACAACTTGCTCCACAGTTAGCACAAGCAGATTTCCAAGACATACAAGCATTGGCAGGAGTTGGTCAACAAAGAGAAAGTCAAGAAATGGCTAAGATACAAGATAGTATTAATCGCTTTGACTTTGAACAACAAAAACCAATGTTTAAATTAAGAGAGTATCTAGCTTCTATTGGTTCTCCATACGCACAAACTGTATCACAAACTCAACCTGTATTTAGAAACACAGGTGCAGGTTTACTTGGCGGTGCAATGGCAGGTGCAGATATATTTGGGCAAATAAAAGGTGCAAATCCTATGTATGGTGCAATCGGTGGCGGATTACTCGGAGGGTTTTTTTAATGGTACAAGTAATAAAATCTAATCCTTTTTTATCAGCAATGACTTCTAATCAAGCATACAGATTAAATCAACAGCCAAGAGGTTTTTCTTCATTAGGTCAACAAATGGCAATGAATAATCAAATGGGAATGGCTAACCGAAAACCAACTACACCACCCAATTATAGAAACAATTTACTAAATTATATTTTATCTCCTAGCGGACAGGGAATGGCACAAGGTTTATTAGAGGCTAGCGGGTATTCAACAAGACCTGTTTCTTTTGGCGAAGCATTATCAAGAGGTATGGGTCGTTCAAGAGAAGCACAACGATATGCAGATCAAATAGCATTTAGAGATAAAAAATACGAAGATACAAAAGCATTTAGAGATCAACAAACTGATTTCCAAAACCTTATGGCAGAAAAAGCATTTGGTTTATCTGAACGTAAATTTTTATCTAATGAAGAATTAGAGCTAAAAAAAATAGGTTTAACAGAAGAGCAAATTAATAATGCTAAACAAAACAATATAAATTTATTAGCTTTTAAAAATAAAAAATTATCATCTGATGAAAAATTAGCTTTATCATCACAAGGATTAACACAACAACAAATAGATAATTTAGAAAATTATCGAATTAAATCATTAGAGTTTCAAGATAAAAAACTTACATCTGATGAAAATATTGCATTGCAAAAACTTGGTGTTAGTGAACAACAATTAGAACTTAATAAAACAAGCATTGATAATGCTTGGAAATTAGGAATGGAAAATATTGGTTTAAAAACACAAGAAATTAATAATATTGCTCAATTTAGAAGTAATACACTTGCTTTAGATAAAGACAAATTAGATTTTTCTAAACAAAAATTTGATAAAGATACTGAATTAACATTAAAAAAATTAGGTCTTACTGAAACGCAAATAAATAACGCACAAGAATACAATTCTGAAAGAATAAGACTGCAAGAAAAAGGTTTAGATATTCAAAAAATTGTAGCAGACGCAAATATGATTAGAGCTAATTCTATTGATAATAGAACAACTAAACAAAAAGAATTAGATGAATATGCTTCATTATTTAATTTAGATAAAAATAGTGAAGAATTTAAAGAAATTTTTAATAAAGTTATGACTAAACCAAATACAGTTTTTAACATGGGAGACAAAGTTGGATTAGAAAAATCCAAAAGTGCATTAACTTTAGTAGAAAAAGATTACAATAAATATGCTAACGCATCATCTAATAAAACAGCAATTACACAAATGCGATCAGCAAGTGATAATTTTAAAACAGGTGCATTTGCAGATACAAGAATTTTTGCAGGTCAAATAGCAGATTTAGTTGGATTAGATGAAGGTAGTAAAAACGAATTTATTAACCCTAGTTCGGGAGAAAATTTTAAAGCAGCACAAAACAAACTTGTCAGACAATTAGCAGATGGTCTCGTAAATTTAAACAAAGCTGAATTAAAAATGTTGCAAGATAATTACCCTAAAGTTTCTAATACAAGAGAGGGTAATAATTTAATGTTTAACATTTTTGAAAAAGAATATGAAGCACAAGAAAAAATACTTAATGCAATAGAAAATTATTATTCAAGCGACCAATCATTAAAAGAATATGGAGATACAAAAAGACAAATTTTAAATGATTACAGCAAAGAAGTTAAAGGTATGCTTGATGAATACACAGGAAGTTTAGATAACTTTAACAAACTTATGATGGATAATGTTGGAAAAACAGGAGGAGGAATTTCAGTTAGTGGTAAGCCTGTAGATATTGCAATAGAAAAAAATGATAAATTTATAGGTTTAAATGAAAATGGTATGCCAACATATCAAAAACTTAATGGCACTCAATATATAATAATGGACGCAGAATAATAATGGTACAAATAGTTGCCCCTACAAACACTGTAACACAGGAACAAGATAAATTTAGCCCTAACTTTGCATCATTAGTTATGGGTACACCAAGCCTAATGACAAACGAAAGTGAAAAACAACGCAAAAATGATATGCGTAATGAAGAGGCTACAAGATTTTTACAAGGTGATTTTCAAATTGGCGAAGATTTGACAGACCCATGGTTTAAATATGATTTAGCAAAAAGTAAAACACTTACTGCAAAGCAACAAAAGTTTGCAAACAAATATCCTAATGGTGTTCTAACACAAATTACATTACCAAGTAGTAATGAAGTAAAACTTGTTTACAAAAAAAATCCTAATGACAAATTTCGTTTTTTAGATATTGGTGTTAACTACCCAGAAATTATGGGTGCTTTAGCATCTGGTGAAACTGTTGGTGGTATTCTTGGTTCAAGATTTGGAATAGCAGGTACAGGTGTAGGCACTATGGTTGGTAGTGGTCTTGAAACAGGTTTAGAAGCATACAGAGGATATGATGTGCCTCCTGTAAAAGATGAAATAAATGAAGCATTAGTTGAGGGCGGTGTAGCGGCAGGATTTGATGCTGTAACAAGAGGTGCAATAAGAACATTTAAAATGTTAAGTAGAGGCGGTGTATCTCAATCTATAAACACATCAGATTTTGCAGATAGTATTACAAAGTTTGCTGATGATGAGTTATTAAAACCATTAGCCATTGGACAACTTGCTAAAAGACCAGTAATTTTTTCAACCTTTACACAAACAGGACAAACAGGTTCTATAGTTGGTGATTTAACAAAAGATCAAGTTTTATCACTTAAAAATTCTATTGGTAAAATTACTGATGATTTTAACCCTGCTAATTTTAGTGAATCAGAATTAGATGTTATATTAAAATTACAACAAGATGATTTACTAAAACAAGTACAAAGTAATTTTGGTGGTAAAATTGTAAACTCTTTTGAAAATAGTAATTCTGCATTAACAAAAGGTTTAGAAAATTGGAAAAATGTTTCTAGAAATAAAAGAAACAATTTATACAACAAAGCTATAAACAGCAGTGATGATTTTTCATTTGATTTAAGTGATTTGCAAAACACAGCAAGTCAACTTGAACGTGCAATTATAATGAAAAAAAAACCACAATTTCAAAATGAAGTTGTAGGTACTAAATTAACAGATGAAGGTATTGAAGCACCTATTATTAAGACAAGTAAAATGGCAGATAAATATGCTGACATACAAGACATACCTGCTGACATACAAAAAGAAATAGATTTAATTAAAAGTTTAGACAAAACAGTTTCTAAAATTCAATATCAAGGACAAGTCTTTCAGCCATTTGAACAAATGAAAGCACTGAGAACAAGATTATTTAATTTGCAACAATCAGATAATAAAAATGTATCAAGACTAGCAGGTGAATTATACAACTCACTGAAGTCTGTTATGGATAGTCCAATGACAGGTAGCCAAGAAGCATTAGATTTGTACAAAAACGCATCTGCATTTAATTTATACAGAGAAAATACTTTAAAACTTCCATTTATTGTTAAAGCATTAAAATCATCTACACCAGAAGATGTTGTTAAAACATATTTTAGTAATACGCAACCATCAGAAATTAAACTAATAAAAAGTTTAGTTTCCCCAGAAGAATTTAATACACTTAAAAATGCTTATGTGTATCAAATGCTAAATGATACAACAAAATTAAATCAATTTGTTAAAAACATAAACTTAAACAAAGATACTACAAAATTAATTTTTGATGATAAACAAATAGCATCACTAGAAAAATATCAAAAAGCTATTTCTAAATTAGATAAATCAAAATTATCACAAGCTGTTAGTAAAGATTTAAGTAATTTTCAAAGAATGGTCGTAATTTCTGATGAAGGATTTGATTCATTAAAAAATTTAATAGATTCGCAAGGTGGTAAAAACTCAGCATTTGTAAAATCATTAAAAGCAGGAATGTATAAAAAAATATTAGACGATGCAACTGTTCAAGACCCTAAAGGTGGTACAGAATTTATTGATCTTGGTAAATTGTATGCAGGAATGGATAAAATATACAAAAATGAAAACATAATGAAATTAGTTTTTACACCAGAAGATGTTGCTAAATTAGAAAACTATGGTTTGTATGCTAGATTGATTGACAGATCATCAGATGTTGGCGGTCAAATACAAGTTGGAGAATTAGCAAGTAAATTAGCAAGCCCATTAAAACCTGCTAAATTTACAGGTGCAATAATTAAAATAGGTCAAAATGATTTTGTGGCAAAATTATTATCTCAGCCTTACAAAATTTCTAGCAAAGATGCTTATAAGACAAGTAATTTTTTAAATGAAAATAGATTGAAAGAATTATCTATTTTAATCAACAGTACAGCAAAACAACTTGATGAAGATAGAAAAAAAGAAGTTTTAATAAATCCACAAATAAATGAAATTGGAGCAATTAGATGACAGTAAGTAATTTTAGTACAACAGCAAGTAATAACACTTCTATTAATGGTGTTAATATTTCTGAGGGCATGTCACCCTCAGACGTAAACAACGCATTGAGGGAGTTTGCAAAAGATATAAGAACTGTTTGGAATGACAAAGAATGGTTTTTATTAGGAGACGGAGATCAGACTACAACATTTACTAGAGCATCTAGTACATCTGTAACTGTAGCTTCTAACATTACCTCTGATTATCATGTAGGAAGAAGAGTAAAAATTATAGGAACTGCAAGCGGTACACTATTTGGCAAAATTGCTACTTCATCTTTTTCTTCGCCTAACACTACTGTAACATTTACATTTGATAGCGGATCAATAAATTCTGGTGATACAACTGTAGCAGTATATGTTGGCTCACCTTTTACTAATCCTGCTGTTCCTGTTATTCACGATACAAGTTTAGGCACAAGCCAAGTATTACCTCCATCGCAAGGATCAGTAAAAAGCTATGTGGACACACAAATTACAGGTCAAAATTTAGATGTTTCAGATGGATCAACTGCTATTGAGATTGATCTTGATAGTGAAACATTAGGTATTCTTGGAGGAACAGGGTTAACATCTAGTGCATCTGGTAACAATGTTACTATGGCAATAGACTCAACAGTAGCAACACTTACAGGTTCACAAACTTTAACTAATAAAACAATCAATGCTTCAAACAACACCCTATCTAACATTCCTAATAGTTCTCTTTCTAATAACTCTGTTAACTATGGCGGAATAACATTATCTCTTGGTGGTACTGACACTACTCCTGCATTTGATTTAACAGATGCAACTAATTATCCAACATCATCATTAACAGGAACAATATCTAATTCACAAGTAGCAACAGGAATTGATGCAACTAAAATTGGCAATGGAGATGTTACTAACACAGAACTTTCTAGAATTAACTCAGTTACAGAAAATGTACAAACTTCTCTTGATGCAAAATTAGTAAAAGCATCTAACTTATCAGATGTTGCATCTGCTTCTACATCAAGAACAAATCTTGGTCTTGGTACAATATCAACACAAGCTTCTAGTAATGTTGCAATTACAGGGGGTTCTATCGTGGGATTAGGAAGTCCGAGCCAAAATGATGAAGCGGCAACGAAACTGTATGTTGACAATTTAATTACAGGATTAAAAACAAGAATTATTGTTAGAGCCGCAACCACAGGTAATATTGATCTAACACAAGATTTACAAAACAATGATACTTTAGACGGAGTTACTTTAGCAACAGATGACAAAGTTTTAATTAAAGATCAATCTAACAACACACAAAATGGTATTTATAAAGTTGTAGCAAGTGGCACAGCAAGTCGTGACCCAGACTTTGACACTGTAGATGAATTGGCAGGTCAAATGATAATCGTTAAGGAGGGCAGTGTTAACGCAGACTCTTTTCAATTATGTACGACAGATAGTGGCTCGATTGGAAGTGCGGCTATAACCTTCACCCAAGTAACCCCATCTTCTGGTGGCACGGTTACACAAGTTGGCATTGCACAAGCAGGATCAGAGTTTACAATATCAGGATCACCAATAACAACTTCTGGCAATATTACTTTAGGTATAGGTACTATTGCTAATACAAAAATTTCTGGTCTAGGCACA